GGACTATACTTGGTCTCAACTTCTTTCACACGCTCCATAAAACTATCATCACCATGGTCTCCACTATACAAATAGTCAATGTGACGCATGATTTCTGCCATCTTACGCATCTTCGGCAGTTGTTCTTTCAAATACTCAATCACTTCATCAGGAAAGTTTGAATACCAATTAGAATGGTCACCATCCGTGCCTGCTTTACCATTGTGCCGAATTTCTTCTTCAAGTTCATCAGCAAACTGTGCTACTTTGTAGTAATCGTAACCGCAGTTGCCAAAGTGTCCGCCGCTCATGGTTGTGTCTCCGTTGGTACTGGTGGGGGTGGGGGTGCTACTGGAGGTAGTATAATAGGTTGTTGAACTTCCTGCACTTGAGGTTGTGCCACTTGTTCAACTGGTTTCTTTGCTTCTTCTATTTGTTTTTCAAGCTCTTGGATTTTCTGTTCCAAGGGTGAAGTTTGTGCGTTTTTAATGTCTTCAGAAATCTTCCAACTTGCAAGACCTACACCAAAAATACTTGCAAGAGCAGCAACAGTTGAAATAGTCTTGGTAAAACTCATTCATCCTCCTCATAAGGGAACATTTCATCATACTCTTCATCAGTTAGAGTAAGATACTGAACATTAGCATTCTTGTGCTCTTCGGCATACACTAACTGATAGTGTGTGAAAGAAGAAGGGTCAGAACTAGCGTATTCTAGCAGACCATCAACAAAACAAAGGTAGTTCATTTGAAAAATTCCTCAGGTGGATTGTGAATAAACATAGATTTTTTCATCTTCCCTATACCCTTCCTCTCTGTAAATCCTTCGGGTATAGGTCCATCCCACCCATTCTTCTTTGCTTGTCCTACTGAGGGGAACAATTCCATTTCGACTGCTAGATGTGCTAATGTCCAATGTGGTTGTATTTCAGTGTGGTCGTTTGGGTCAAATCCCCACCAGTCAGATTCTGGTAGGGAAAAGACACCAGGTTTTACAAAGTTGAACTCAAACTTCATCTTCCTTATCAGACAGGACAGTTCCCATAGGACCTTTTTTGATACGCTCCCACTCTTTTTCTGCCTCAAGCATATCATCAAACTTCTTCCTCAGGTCTTCACCCAAAGTCAGTTCAAACTCATCTGCAACCTTACGCATATCCTCTTCTTTTCGACCTTCACCAAATGCGAGATTACAACCACCTTTCATAATGTTGATGTCATCGTGACCCATTGCACGGGCAACGGTTGCGAAAAAGGCAAACAGTTGATAAGTGTTAAGGTCTTCGGCAGGAACCTGAAAAGTATAATGCTCTTCGGGGAGCATCATATCATCAAAACCACCACTGTAATGGGTGGAGGTCCATTCAGTATCAAAGTGAACTTTCAGGGTTGCTTTGTAGGACATAATGGAGTTCGACTCGGGGTTTTTTGTCTGTGAGGTAATCATACAGCATTCGGGCGAACCCGTACTGAGGTCTTGTGCCAGTTTCAATACTGGATGAGGTGGCAACAGTCCACATTATATCAAGTTCTCTTTTATCAGGAAGTTCTTTCATCATCTAACTCCACATCCTTTACGAGGTCTTGTAATCGTTTCATAATCTCTTCATCCATAGGAATAACTTTCTCCTTACCAGTTTCAATATCATCTACCATTTGAAGCAAACTATCCAGGAAGTGTTTGGGATAAATCTCATCTTCTAAACTATCCCAGAAGTAAAGAATACACTGCTCTAATGGGTCATCAGAGACAAGAAGAGCATAATCCTTATAGTTATTTCCCATCAAGTCTGCCCAATTTTTAAAAGCATACCAACAGTTATACCATCCTTGAATAATACAAGAATTCCAGATGTAACTTATCCAGGACATTTTGGGTTCTTTGATGTCTGTTCCTAAAAGTGGTTTTGAAAACATTATTCCTTACCAGGTTGAACATAAAATAACTCATCACGCCAGTTGCGACCAGCAATATCAAAAGTAAAACCTAACTTACCAATAGAGAATAAGAAAGAAAATAACCTACCATATCCCATAGAGATTTGCAGATAAGGCCACTCTATCCACTTACCATACTCACCAAAATCAAAAGCAAGTTGAAGAAGTGAGTATTGTCTTCCAGTACAAAGAGTCATATAATACTCTTTTCCATAATCTTCTCTTACACCAAACTTAATGAGTTTCATTCTTCTAGTTCCTGTGCTAATTGTAGTATATCATTTTTGTCCAAAACAATCAAGTCGTTCTGAGCAACATAATATTGAACTGTATCAGCAATAATGCGGAGAACAGCAGAAATCAGTTTTTCTTCTGTATCAGCACCAGAGTTTCGTGCTTCCCATATAGCATTCATAAATGATTGTGATCTTTCAGTCATATTAAATATAAAAATTAAGATTTGCCGACATTGATATCCTTAAAGAGTCTGATTTATTTTCATTAACTGAATGTAATAAATCTGATGGGAAAATATAACATCTATTAGTTAATGCTGGAAATGTACAAGTTTCATTATTATAATTTTTTTCTAAAAATTCCTCTTCAAAAAAATCAATTAATTTTGTTCTCAAACAAAAATTAGGATTTAAAAATTCTATATCACCACAATCTTTTGAAGTTTGTATATACCAAACCAAAGATAAGTCTGCTCCTGGATGAGCATGTAAGGTGTTGAATGAATGTTTTTGGTTAACATTTATCCAACAATTTTCAACTCTAAAATTTGGCAAAAATGATAAATGTTTTAAAAAATATTCAAAATAGTTTGAATAAAAAAATTTATCTTCATGTAAATTATATTCAGAATGCCATGATCCACTTCGATTTGATGCCTTAATACCAGAAGTTTTTTGTGAAATATCTACACAATACTTTGAAAGATTTTCTGGGACCAATATTTCTAATTCCCATATTGAAGTTGGAAAACAATTATGTATTTTCATTTCAATCTAAATGATGAGGTTTTTCAGTATCAAACGAGTACCATTTTGATATTTTAAGGCACATTAAGATGGTCTGATGTTCACGTTCATATAACTCCCAATCTCCTTTGCATTTTGCATCATATCTACGTTGATATGCACAACACCATATATTATAATATATTTTCGCTTTTTCTACTGATGTCATCAATAAGGTAAAGATTTCAGACCATCTAAAACTTCTTTAAATCTTTCTGCACGATTATTGTGATATTTAACATTTTCTTCTAAAATATCCACAATATCATCCAAAATTACATCCACTGGAGCATTAGTGTCAAAATACTGTTGGATTGCTTCGGTAAGATATCTTTTCCGACTCCACTCCATACTATAGGGTTTGTAGTCCATAATCAAAGAGTTATATATTGAAATTATAAAGTATCTAGGATAAATTGTCAATATCTAAGCATTTTTCAAACTTATCTCTTAATTCATTGAGTTTTGTTTGATGTTGAAATTCCATAATGTGATCTTTTATTTCTTTTTCTTCTTCGGTAAATTGCATACGATATTTTAATTTAATATCAATCAATCGCACCATGTCCATATAGTGCTCTGAACTTTTATTAACAAACTCTTCGTAGGTCAATGTTTTTGCCTCCCAAAGATTAATCGCGTTGGCGCCAATCTTCTGGTTTATCTTTTCCCTCTGTCCACCAATCAACCATATCATCAACACTATCAAATCCACGCTTACCAAATCTTTCGTGCCCTAAACCACCAATATCAAGTTGATTCAAAAAATCATCCATATCACCTTCTTGCATATCGGGATTTTCTGCTTTTCTTCTTGCCTGACGAAGAATAGTAGAAGCAGAACGATTTGAATTTGCAAGCTTCTCTGCCCAAATCATGTCTTCTAAACATACTTCTTCATGTTTAGCAATTTTCTGACAGATTGCTTCAAGACGAAGACGATATTGTGTAGAGAGCATATGTAATCTCCAGATATAATCTATTTATTTTTTAGATTCTAACTCATTTTGAAATTCTTTGGCAAGTTTATATGCTCTTCTCCACATCAAATACTTTACAATTGGATTTGCTGGATTATAAAGTATCCACCACTTTGTTTTTTCATATTGCAATCTTGCAAGTTGGGTCAGCATATAACATGCTCTAGCTACCGATTGATCCGTAATAATCAAATAGGCAATACAAAAAAATATAATAAAATAAATGTATGAAGAATTCATCTTCTTATTGTTTTTAGATAGTTTAGAACATGTTCACGAACTTCCATAAGTTCATTATAACATTTTTGATTGTGAGCACAGTTACGCAATTCGTGGTCTGGTTTATGAACACTTTCTATAAACAAATCAAGTCCTCGATTCCATTTTGAATTGTGTTCTTCATCCATAATTTTTAACCGTATTGTAGTATTTAACCAAAAAATTTTTCAACAGTTGCAGTTTGTCCCTTTAATGACTTGACTTGTTTTAGGATGTAAGACTTTGCTGTTGAATAATTATTAGCGGTGTGAACTTGATAACCGTTGTGAATGATTACAAATTTTTTACCCCACGGAACCGCAGCCCACATTCCATCCTTAGTTACATAACCATTTGGGTCTCCTGGTTTAGGATTCAGGAGACCTTCATTTTGAATATTCATCCGAATACAGCAGTTACGCCAATTACTTTTGCGGTGGGATTACGAGCAAGTGCAGTTCGCTTGGCATCATTGTAATCACGCGCTTCAACAATCTCATCAAAAACCTTTCCAGCGACGTAGAGTTGAACTTTGCAGCGCATTGGGGGATTCCTCCTTGTGTGTAAGTAGTTTAGCAGAAAAATCAGCGTTTGACAACGCTGATGGCAGGTTGTCCTTGATTGAACACGGTGTCCACCACCGCCTGCACCTTCTTAGCGGTGCTGATGCCCACAGAAGAGTAGACAGGGATGCAGACCAACCCAAATGCCTTGGTGTAGTCTCCAAGGGCACCAGGGGCGATTCTGCCGCTCCTGAGCGCCTCTGCGTCGTCCTTGTGCAGGCGGATGACCCGTCCAATGGTCTGGGAGATGCCAATGTAGTCCATGGACCGCATGAACAGCACTGCCTCCAGACCAGAAACGTTGATGCCCTCAGAGAGGATGCTGTGATGAAGCACAACGAACTTTTTGTCGTTGTCCTTGCCCCAGGCACTCAGAGTGTCAAAGAACACCTCACGGTTGACCTTGCGTCCATCAATCACGGCACCAGTCTTGGAAGTAATATACATCCAAGAGAATCCACGGTCCTCCAGTTGCTTACAGAAATCAGTCTGAGAAACCAGATTCTGAATCTGCTTGGTTGCCTTAGAGCAGACAAGAACCTTGCCCACTTCCTGAGCATCAATAGTCTGAATCAGGTTCTCACAGTCAACATCGGCAACGATTTGACCCTTAGAGAGCATCTCAAACTGCTGCACCACAACCTTAGGGGGAACAATGAAACCACCGTCCACCAGTTCAGGAGCAGGCACGTTACAAATTACCTGACCATAGACTGCACCATCATTCATCCCAGGTTTGGAAATAGTAGCAGAATGCTTAGGAGTAGCAGTGAAGAAATAGCAGCGGTCAGCAGCAGAAGAGAAGTGCTCCGCAGCAGGGAAAAAGTTACGTTGAACAGAGTTGTGTGCCTCATCAAAGTAAATGGTATTGACGGGAATATCTGCCTCCTGCAGACGCTGCAGGGAGTTGTAGGTGGTGAAAATCAGTTTGTGACCCTTTGCCTGTTCATACCAAGCACGAATCACATTAGGGCGAGTGCTACTAAAGTGATGAGTCTCACCACTGTGAATGTGAAGAACCTGTGCATTAGTGATAAATTCAAGGAACTCACTAGACAACTGCTCTGCCAGAAGGATGCGTGGCGCCACGACTACAATCGTCTGAGGAGTTTCTTTCAGAAACTCACGAATGGCATCAAAGATAGCAACGTTAGTCTTGCCACCGCCAGTTGGGATAATCACTTGACCCTTCAGATACTTGGCAAGGGCATCCAGAGCACGTTGCTGGTGAGGTCGGAGTTGAATCACAGGTCTCATCGCGTATGGGACTATTATAGCAGAAAAAGGGCACCCGCAGGTGCCCGTGTGCCAGTTATGAAAGTGGTTTAGGTTAGAGAATAAACTCCAGGTTCCCCTTCATCTGAATAAAATTTTAGATAGTTTAATTTACGCAACTTTTGAAGATCCGCAAGAACAGTACCCTTAAAACTTTTTTCAGAGGAGTAAAATGGATTTTTTCTCCTTAAAACTGGAGAAACCAATTCATCCACATCTTTGTATTTGAATTTTTCTCCAGTTTCATAGGCAATTTCCAAAATTGTGAGAATGGTCTTCCAATTTGTAATTTTTTCCATCAAAGTTTAACCAGTTCTTCACCATCCATACCACAGATTTGAGGAGCACGATAACCGAACTCCAGATAGTTACGAAGTGAAGAATTCTCAGAGTTAAACGTCTCAAGAGAAGAAATCACACGATAAACCTCTTGCTTGCGAGTTTCCACAACTTTCCGCAAATCATTACCATCCTTCACATTAGAAGTGGTGACATAGAAGTGAACCACAGTCTTAATACCTTTGGAAGCGGCATCAAAGAAAATAGGCAGGAAGTCGCGGAGAAACACCTTTTGACTTGCCTCATACAGGCGATGCACAACTTTGACGTTTTCTTCCAGTTTGTAATCCGATTCACGAATCACAAAACCTTTGTCAAGAACAAGCATATCAATGGCATCATTACGGGAAATTGATGCCAGGAATGCAGTCTTACCAGTGTTGTTGAAGATTGCCTTCTTCAGGTTAGTTCGGTTGAGTTTGGTCTCGTTTGTGGCAAACTTCTCAACCCAGGCACTCACAAGTTCAGGAGTGATTTCAACACCTTCGTTCTTCTTGCGCTCAATGAACAGGATGCCACGTGCCTTATAGTCTTCATAGGCAGCGGCAGTTCCCTCAGGACGCGGTTGGTGAAGCAGACCAATCTCATCGATAGCATCACCCACGGAGAAACCTTCTTTGACACGGAAGATGTCAACAGGCATCCAGGAATAACCATTCTCCTTATACCAACGCAGACGGTGGTTTCCGTTCAACAACCAGTCCATACCTTCCAACATGGATGAAGGGCGCTTACCAAACTTCCAACCTTTCGACATCGAACGGTCGACAGTTTCATAAGAGTTCTTGGTAATACCACGGAAACGACCAACGTTTTCCTTACCAGGTTTCTGAATGGTGTTCACATTCACAGCTTCAGTCTTCACATATTCCAGAGTTTCGTAGTGATCGGGAATAGGATAGGAACGGATTTCTTCTACAAGGCGAAGAACGGCATCATCTTGAGGATGTGGTTGATATTCAGAAGGAATTTCAACATTAAATTCAGTAAAAGTCATTAAAAATTCGGCAATTTGTCCATTTGGGTTTCGGCAGTGTGCCTCAACCACGAAAGTAATATACGATGAAACCACCGCCTTGTCAACCCCTCAACACATTAGAAAAACTTTTCAATACCGATAGGTTTTCCAAATGAATAATCATATTCCAGAGCATCGGCACAAACATAATGAGGATGATCGGGCGATACTCCCAGACGAGAACACAATTCTTTATGATTATCTTCCATCATTTCAACTGCATATAACATGTTATTTAATATATGCTCTTCCGAATGATACTGACAGAGACGGTTTTTAAGAGCAACTAAAAAATTTCCAGACCCTGCAGAATTATCGATAAAAGTACTACTAGGATCTTTCAAAATATTCACATCAATATCATCAATCATACTCTCGACGAGTTCTATTGGAGTAAAAACTTCTTGAGTTTCTCGAATTCTTTCATCTGATCTTTCAATCTCAGATCCAGTTTCCAAATTATGTTTGTTCTTTTTCATTTTTTTCTTCTAGACACTTAATATACGTAGAGATTAAATCATTCTTTCCAAAATGTCTTCTACCATTACAACTCGAAGCAACTTCTCTAAATCTCGTAGCAAACTCTAACAAATTTTCTATAACACAAGGATCTCGTACCTTTAAAAAATGATGACCTTTTGCATAATGTGTAAAGTTTTCTATTTTAACTCTACCACTGGGTCCAGAACCATATTCACCAATAAACACATCTGCTTCGAATCTTCTTTCATAAGGAAGAAACTCAAAATCAGGGTGTTCTCTCATCATTGGAATTTCACCAACTCCTATCTGAAATCTAGATGTATTTCTCACTTCCCAGTATTGTTTAACAGCACTAATACCATTGGGAAATGTAGAAGCTTCTAAGTCTTGATCAACAGTCAAATGAAGATGAGATTTGATTTTATTTAAAGAAGAAGGTTTGCGTACCGATGTTGGTAACACAAACCTTATATCATCTGTAATTTCTGCCGTCTTATTTAAAAACTTAATTGCAAGATTACCTCCAACACCATATGGAGGATTTCCTATAGCTAATGTAAACTTCACTGTTTTTCAACGACCACAAAGGTATTCTACTCATATTTAACCATTATGTCAAGTATTATGATATAGTTGCAATACCAGCCCATCCACCAGGAAGATAAACTTCAAGTCTATTATTTGTTGTATTGTAAATAATTGATCCAGAACCAATTCCAGAAGATGTCATTGTATTACGATTTGCTGTCGTCATTCTTGGTGGAAGAAGAGCTTCAAATCCACTTCCATTTGAAGTTAATGTGACAACTCCACAAAAAGTTCCAGTTGTATTAATTCCAAGTTCGATTCTAGTTTTTGATGAATTGTAAATTACACTTCCAGGTATTAATGCGAAAGGATCAACTGTGCGGGGAATCATTATATTAGACGCATGTGGATTGTCTAGCATATACTGACGTTGAGTGTCAGTAAGAACTGGAAGAATTAACGGACTGCCCGATGCACCCAAATCCATACAAGATCTGGGAACATGCGTATTAACTCCAACTCTGAATTGATAATTTTGATCATTTAATGATCTAGAATCGATATATTTTATGGTCTCAGATGTTGGATCATTTGGACCCCCAACAAAGGCTGCCGCTCCACCACTATATCCAATTACTGTCATTCCTCCGTGTACTTGGAGAGTTCCAAATTCAATATTTGGGAGATTAGTTTGTGCTGGTAGTGTTCCACCAAGATTAGGTCTATTATCATCCAATAATGATATTGAAGAAATAGCAACTTTTGAATTTGCTGATGATAGAACTAGTGAACCATCAATTAAAGTGTCACCTTTAACTGATAATGATGGATTGATGCTTATAGATGTCGTCAGACCAGGTTCTCCTGGGGATAGTCCGATAAAAACATTGTCCCTGAATGAAGAAATTCCACTTATGACTTGGAATGTTCCACCTATTGAAACAACAGAATTTGTTTTTAATTCCCAAAAAGTACTTATTCCTGATCCAGAACTAACATTTCCATTTAAAGTTCCATACAATACTGAACTGTTTCCATCAAATACAAAAGCATTTGTTTGACCTACTGTTACGATACCAGATATTCTTGCATTTCTAGATACTAACAAATCTCCAATAAGATCTAAACCTGCTTGTGGTGAATTATTGTTAATTCCAAGCTTTCCATCATGACCAATTGAAAGTAAACTTAGACCTTTATGAGAAATTCTAAAATATGAAGATGTATTTATCCCAGTTCCACTGGATAAATCTATAATTATGTCTCCAGATGAAGATTTATTCCCAAGAATCAAATCATCGGAATATGAAATGTATGCAGAATCATTTCCCATTCCAACAGAACGTCCAAATGAAACCTTAGACTGCAAGTCAGAAACTAATTGCAACTCTAAAGATTGTCCTGATTCTTTTATAATTTCAATATCACTAGATGGTCCAGTTGTTCCTATACCAATTTTCTTTGTATCAGAATCAACAAAGAATGTTTTAGAATCTTGCCCAACGGTGAGACTATTTTCTAATTTTACATCTTCAGTAACATTTAAGAATCCATTAACAACAACTTCATTTAGATTGGAGTCTAAAATTAATTTTCCAGTTCTTGTTGAAATAACAGTTGCTCCGGCAGATCCAATTGTTACTTCATTTACATATGCCTCAGAAAAAGATTTATTAGATGCCCCAAGATATGCACCTTTGTCATTATCGGGAAGAATTCCAATCTCTAATGTCGAAATACCAACAAAATAAGATTGACCTTTGACTGTAAACTTATCTTTTACTTCTACTAAACCAGTGCTAGAGTTTAAAGATAAATCACCACTTCCTGTACTTACTTCATTATCAGATCCGACTCCAACCCTAACGTTATCGACATATAGATTTCCAAATTTCAGAGAAGAATTTCCTAAAGAACCATTTTTATCTGAATTTGGAACTAAGTTGCCCTGTACAGTTGTTATTCCAGTAAAATAAGAATATCCAGTTACTGTTAGATTATCATCTATTGTAGTAAATCCTGTTGCAGAATCTAAAGAAAGATTTGTGCTTTTTGTATTAATCTCGTTACTTGCACCAACACCAATATTTACATCTCCGGCAAATACACTGGAAAAATATTTTAAATTTGATCCAATAGAAGCACCATTATCAGTATCTGGAAGAATACTTTGATTGACGGTCAAATTATTTTTTACGGTCAAATTATTCTCAACCGTTACTTCCCCCGTTGAAGAATCTAAAACTAAATTTTCAGATGTTGTATCAATTACATTCGTATTTGAAACTGCAATTTTAACAGAATCTAAATAAATTCCTGTCGAAGTAATAATACCCGTAGAAAAAGAACCAGAAGTTAAATTTACAACATGAGCATTAGTTGCTGTCAAGACACCAACAGTGGCAGCAACACCGGTGATACTTGAAACAATTCCTGTTATTGAATTGAAGTTTCTAATAGTTCCAGCAACACCAGTAATGCTAGTAATAATACCTGTAGAACTATTCAGAGTTGCAATAGTTCCAATTCCGATGACGGCATTAGTTGCTGTCAAGACACCAAC